AAATCGGATGCCGAAAAGCAAGCGGCTACAATCGGAAAAGCCGAAAAAGCAAAACAAGCCGCTGAAGAAAGAGCAGCAGCTGCAGAACTGAAATTTACTGCAATGTCAAAAGGCGTTTCCGCTGAAGCTTTAAACGACGTAATAGCTATTGCGAAAACCAAAATTACGGATAAAGTAACGGCTGAACAGGCTATAGATGAAATCGTCAAGAAATATCCGGCAGTTACAAATCCGACAGAGCCGAGTATTACAACGGGCGTAAG